GGTATGTTCGCAGCAATAACTACGGCGTACAGCTGAACTTCTCAGTACCACTAGATGGTGGTATGGTAGAAACCTGTAAAGGTATCGCCCGTAAACACGAACAAAAGATGCGTCTTGACTACGAATTAGTCAGAGCACTTAAATGTACAGAAATTATGAAATCAGGTTTTACCTTTAGACCTGGTAGTCGTGTCGAAATGCTTTGCCATGACATCGTACCAATCGTATCTATTAAATAATGGAAGCACTAGTTAGTGCAGTAATAGCACTAGTTGCTGGTGGTGCTGCACTGAATAACAGATTACACAACAGAATAAACAATGTACATGATCGCATTAGTGGTCTTGACAGACGTATCGACGCTATTGAACTTAGTGTGGCTCAAGACTATGTATCTAAAGCTGATCTATCCACAATGGTCAAACGTATGGAAGATCATATGGTGCGTATTGAAAACAAACTAGACCAAATTGTACTTAGAAACAATCAACAATGACTTACAACGTAGTAGATCTCCGTACTCAAAAAGTACTTGGTACTTATGAAACTGCTGAATTAGCAGCACGTGCAGAATCACACCTCGTACATGAACCAGGTGAAACATGGTATGCAATTGAAGCACCCGTAGTAAAGAAAACACGAGCCAAGAAGACTAATGTCAAAAAACAAAGCGAGTGAAGAACAATTTAATGAGCTACACAATCTAGTTACTACTGAGTTTCTAAATCGTGTTAAATCTGGTGAGGCAACTACTCAAGATTTAAAAGCAGCTTGTGATTGGTTATCAAAAAATGACATCAGTGGTGTCGCCTTTGATGGTAACTCACTTGATAAATTGGCTAACATTATGCCAACTGTTGACCCAGAACTAGTCCAACGGAGGCTATATGGCTCGAAGCTCTAAACATACTGGTGCTAAATTTGCTAATGGTAACTATAAATCTTACCAGAAAAAGTTAGACGCTACACCTAAACAACGTAAAAAGAGGGCTGCTTTAAACGCAGAAAACCGACGACGCGGTACTTATGGTAATGGAGATGGTAAAGATGTATCCCATAAACGGGATGGATCTACTGTCCTTGAATCCATGAAAATTAATCGCGCACGTGTCGGTAAAAAACGAAAAGCATGACCCCACTACTTCCAACTCCTGATCACTACCTATACAACTTAATAACCATGACATCCTCTGAAGCAAAGCGCCTTTGGAGGCGCAGTATTAAATTACACTTTGGCTGCACATGCGTTTATTGTGGAGAAACTTATGAATTACACGAACTTACTCTGGACCATGTACATCCTCGTTCTCTTGGTGGCGAAGATGTCAATACGAATGTCGTCCCCGCATGTACCAGATGCAATCAGGATAAAGGAAGTAACCATTGGCAATCATGGATGAGAGCCAAATTTGGAGTTAATAAACTCCGTGAACACTTAATTATGGAGTATATTAATTAATGGCTAGAGACCCTAGTAAAAAAGGCGTTAGAAAAATACCTCCAACTTTTTTAGATTGGATTGAACAAAATTATGGTCCGGCAGTAGCAAAATGGTATAAAACTACTACAGGTAAAGGGAAGGCAGAGGCAACTAGACAAAGAGTTGATATGTCTTCAGAAGTTGGTTCTGTTGGTGCTTACCACGAAGGACATTTTCAAGGTGCTAAAGATTTTGATTTAGACACAGCTATGGGTGGCGGTCCAACTACTGGCCGAGCTATGCGTCCTGAAATTGGTGTTGAAAATGTAGCTCATGGTGAAAAACCTAGAATTTCAAGACGTGATATGAGGCGCCTTGGTATTCCTCCAGATTGGGTTTCTGATTTTTATGAAGCAATTCATGAATCTGAAGGTAATAGGGTTATTGGTAATCTTGACGTACAAGGTTCTATGGATGTTGATCGAGGTATGTCAATAGAACATGCAGCAGGTCAAACTAGACTAAGGCAAGATCTTCGTAGACAAGGTGTAAATATACCTGGTGATAGATATACTGGTACAGATAGTCCTGCTCCTATTACACAGCTACCTAAATCACAAGCTGTACCACCTGAGTTTGATGTATCAGGTATAAAAACAGGTGAAGGAATACCAATTGCTAAACCTAGAACTACTAGAATTCCTAAAGTACCAAAATTAGATTTTGCAAGAAGTTCTGTTAAATTAACTTTTGCAGCACCTATGGAAGAGGAAATGGTAATGTCACCTTCCCAACAGCTTGGTTTTACACCTATAGAACAATACTCACAAAGAAGGTTCTAGAAGCCCCTCTAACCACCCTTTCACCTACTCTACGCTAGATTGTACCTATGACCCACCCTATCATCGTTACAGGCCCACAGAGAGCAGGCTCACGGCTTGCTTCATACATCATCTCACGTCAAACTAAACGAACGTTTATTGATGAATTAGATTACTCACCAGACATTCCTAATAACTCTGTAGTACAAGCTCCCTTTCTTTTAAAAGCTTTACTAGAAGTATCTTTTATGTTTCCTACTGCTCAGTTTGCTTTCATGTATAGAAATAAAGCAGATATTATTAAAAGTATGGAACGTATTGAGTGGTATAAAGATTATGTAGATGAACCATCTTTTTACAGTAAGTATATTGATAACTGTTATGATTTAATTAACTTAGCAAAACAATATTTACATAAAGACAGATGGTTTGATATCCAATATGAATCACTTGTAAACGATCCTTTGTTTGTTAAAGATAGATCTAACTTTACAGTAAAACAACACTTACCTAACACACCACACGGTCCTGAAACTTGGAGAAATGATGAATACATTAGATCTATTAAAAGATGACTTTAAGCTATTCTTACAGGCTTTATGGAATGAACTCGACCTACCAAATCCTACACGTGCCCAATATGCAATTGCTGATTACCTTCAACATGGTCCAAAGCGTTTACAGATCCAAGCATTTCGGGGAGTTGGTAAGAGCTGGATTACTGGTGCTTTTGTTCTGTGGACTCTCTTTAATAACCCCGAAAAAAAGATAATGATTATCTCTGCATCTAAAGAACGTGCAGATAACATGTCTATCTTTCTTCAAAAGTTAATTATTGAAACACCATGGTTAAAGCATTTACAGCCCAAAGGCGACGACTCTCGTTGGTCACGTATCAGCTTCGACGTTGCCTGTTCCCCCCACCAAGCACCTTCCGTCAAGTCTGTCGGGATTACTGGCCAACTGACCGGTTCTCGCGCTGACTTAATGATCCTTGACGACATAGAGGTTCCCGGCAATAGCATGACGGAATTTATGAGGGAGAAACTTCTACAGTTATGTACTGAAGCTGAATCTATCCTCACTCCTAAACCAGATAGCCGTATTATGTTCCTCGGAACACCACAGACTACCTTTACTGTATATCGTAAACTAGCAGAACGTTCTTACAAACCTTTCGTTTGGCCTGCTAGATACCCTCGTAAAGTTAGTCAATATGAAGGTCTCCTTGCACCACAACTTGTCGAAGACATCGATAAAGGTGCTAAGAAATGGGAAGTAACAGATGATAGATTTGATAATGATGATCTGGTAGAGCGTGAAGCGTCCATGGGACGGTCGAACTTCATGCTACAATTCATGTTAGACACCTCCTTATCTGATGCAGAAAAATTCCCTCTCAAATGTGCTGACCTTATTGTTACTTCTGTTAACCCCACTACTGCTCCAGAATCCGTCGTTTGGTGCTCCGATCCCCAAAACGTTATCAAAGACCTCCCAACGGTTGGTCTACCTGGAGATTATTTCTACTCTCCAATGCAGCTCCAAGGAGAATGGGATGTTTACCAAGAAACAATATGTTCGGTTGACCCGTCGGGCCGTGGCACAGATGAAACAGCTGCAGCTTTTATCTCACAACGGAACGGTTTCCTGTACTTGCACGACATGCGAGCTTACAGAGACGGGTACTCCGACCAAACATTACTCGATATTCTAAAAGGTTGTAAAAAGTATGGCGTATCTAAGTTACTCATTGAAACTAATTTTGGTGACGGGATTGTTAGCGAGTTGTTCCGCAAACATCTTCAACAAACAAAGCAAGGAATTGATATTGAAGAAGTCAGAGCAAATGTTAGAAAAGAAGATCGAATCATCGATTCCCTTGAACCCATCCTCAATCAACATCGACTCGTTATTGACCGTTCCGTAGTTGAAAAAGACTTTAAGTCTAATCCAGATGCAGCACCAGAAGAACGACTACTCTACATGCTATTCTATCAAATGTCTAGGATGTGTCGTGAAAAAGGTGCAATTAGACATGATGATAGACTAGACGCTCTCTCTCAAGGTATTAAATACTTTACAGATGCTATGGGTATCTCTGCCCTAGAAGCTATCAAAGATCGTAAACGTACAGAGTGGAATGCTATGTTAGAAGAGTTCTTTGACGACCCTCAATCCTCTGCTAATCACCTAGTATTGGGTATGAATTTAACACAAAGACAACAAGCTAAAGGTAACTCTAAAAACTCAGTCCCTACCTGGGTTTAGAACGGTAGGACCCTTATAGGCAGAAGGGAAGGGTGGACCCGACTGCTCAAAGGGAGGAATTCGAGACAAGCTCTCATTCCTCCTCTTAATACTACTGAATCTTGGAGTACCTATTATAACTCCCAATACCACTCCTTATTAATCCCATCACAACTTATACTACTGTATGCATAACGTAGAACTTGTTCACGTAACACCCGATGCTGAATCATTGATAGCTTATATGGCTAGAGTATCTAATCCATCTAATCAAAATAATGATAATTATACAGGATTAATTAAATACCTTATTAAACATAAGCATTGGTCACCCTTTGAAATGGTTAATATGTGTGTACAAATTGACACAACCCGAAGTGTTGCTAGTCAAATACTCCGTCACCGTTCATTCTCCTTCCAAGAGTTCTCTCAACGCTACGCTCAAGTCGTTAACACGCCCCAACTGCCTAACCTACGCAGACAAGATACTAAGAATAGACAGAATAGTATTGATGATCTAGATCCATTCCTTACTCAACAGTTTGAAATGCGTACTCAAGAGTTATATAAGCAATCCCTAGACTTATATACAGATATGTTAGATCATGGTGTTGCTAAAGAGTGTGCAAGAGATATTCTTCCACTATCAACTCCCACTAAACTCTATATGAACGGTACACTTCGCTCCTGGTTGCACTATACTGACCTTAGATGCGCTAATGGTACCCAATATGAACATAAATTGATAGCTGATGGAGTTAAATTACTCATACAACAGCAATTCCCTATCGTTTATAACGCAATGTTCAGTGATAGTCTCCCTAACTCAGTGGCTGCTTGCAGCAACCCAAGCTCTTAACTGCTTAGCACTGTTTATTACTATGTGTACCTCCAATTATCATAATATTAAACAGTGTTTACCTGTTTGGTCTTACTTTCCACAGTATTTTACCGATTATACCGGTTTTATCATGGCGGAACCTTACGCTAACGAGCAAAAGGTCTTAAAAAATGACAGAAATTTGTCAACCCATATATCATATAAGTAACACAAATATTACCCCCATAGGGGTATAAAATATACTCATCGTTGCCGCTCGCTACGCTCGCTTCCTCAATCATGCTCACTATGTGTTAACATGGCGCGCAATTAGCGAGCGCGTAGCGCGAGCGATTACCCGTGGTAAATAATATTTAATCAGGTACACGTATCCGTGTAAATATTGCACAACATCTGTTTGCGCCAGTTAACGTACTGTCTACTACCCATTGACTTATGGTGTGCACTGTGCCATACTATATGCATACCAAACGGAGAGACACTATGAGACAGATTGAACAACAGATGATTAATGCAATCAAAGGTAAGCATACGTTATGCAAAGACAACACAAGTGTTACATATAACTATCAAACAAACAGCAGTGGTGTATATCTACACGGTAATCATATTGCGACAGTAGGTGAGAACTATGTGGAGATATTTGATGGTGGTTGGCAGACTAACACGACTAAGTCTCGTCTCAATGCTATCATCAACTCACTGTGTGATGGTTACACTTGCGGTGTATATCAGCATAAGTTTGAGTGGTTTATCACTGATGATAAGTTAGTACATCAGTTCGAGAATGGTTACACATTTGCACGTGTTTAATGAGATTAAAAGATTGCACATTCACACTGCACGATAAACCAATGCGTACACTATTATGGTGTGATGTACAGAAGCGTGCTAAGCGTAACAAACCAGCAAAACTAAATGGTATTATTGTCACCAACACTGTGGAGGTATTCCATGAGCTATGATTCAACAACTATCATCGAAGATAACATTGACTTCTGGTATGATTCACTGAATGATTGTTATACTAATGCCATGCCAATTGATATGGTATTAACTTATATTGAAGCAATCACTGATGAGGATTCAGAGGGAGTGTGAACCAATGTTACAAGTGTCCACCGATGCTTGACAAACCACCGATTCTATGCCATACTATAAGCATGAACAAACAAACATTCCGCTTCGTCTTGACTCGCACCTTTAACGGTGTATCCAAAGATTTCGATTACTACACTGCACAGTATGATGCAGAGCGTGCGTTACAACGTGCTCGTATGTCTAATGGTGATTATCAATACCATATGACACGCGAGGAACTGTCCACTACCGCTTGACTTTCCCTCCATTCTCTGCCATACTAACTAAGTACACAACCAAACACACTATGCCATCCAATCCACTCAACAAAGCGTTCGTTGTCATCCGTTCATCATCCTTCATTGATTACATCATTGTCAATCCTTGGTGTGGTTGGTGTACTGTATACTACAAGAACACTAACAAGAGTG